CCCGTGACGCTGGTGACAGTACCGCCACCACCTGTTGCGCTGATGGTGATGGCGCCAGATCCGTTGGCAATTGTGATACCTGAGCCAGCCGTCAGTGTGGACTTACTAAGAGTATTGCCGGTACTATTACCAATCAACAGTTGACCATCTGTATAAGTGGTCTGACCGGTGCCACCATATGCAGTACCGATTGCGGTGCCATTCCAGGTGCCTGTGGCGACTATCCCAGCAATGTTTATATTGCCGGTATTATCAACTGATAGGCGCTGAGTGCCTCCAGTTGTAATTGCAATTTGATTTGCGCTAGTCGAAAAAATACCAGTATCTGTATCACCGTCAAATGTAAAAGATGGTGCTGCAGCTGTCCCAGTTACAGCCGTAAACTTGTTTTGCTGTTGCCATGCGCTGCCGTCCCACACTCTTAAAACTATGGTGCTTCCGCTGGTGTCAAGCCACTGTTCGCCAATCGCATTTCCACTAGATCCAGCAGGGCTGCTATTGGGCGCATTGGGTCCGACTTGAATCGGGCCAACTTTGGTAAGAACGTTATTGGAATTAGTAAAGAATATGCCGGGACTCGCGGCGTTAGTATTCAATGCAAGCTGACCGTCTGATAAGCCTGCAGCGGTTGGGCGCTTGTTCGTCGTGGAGGAGCGTAGATGTTGGATTGTCATTCCTTAACGCTGATACCAGCTGATGATCAGTAGTCTAAGTCTAAAGGCGTCAGAAAGTGCCGTCATCAATAGCGACAGCTGATGAAACAGCCACAAACGCGGATCCATTCCATACAGTGAGCACATTTGAAGCACTGTTCAAGAAAAGTTGTCCTGTATAGTCTCCGCTTGCTGGGGTTGTTGTCTGAATAATACAGGTAGATTGATCCGCCATTTTGGCACCTGTAATTGTGTTAGCGCTAATTCGAGCAATATCTAACGTGCCAGAAGTCAAAAGTGCCGCACTATGATTAGGAATGTCAGTATCAATTAGTGTCGTGCCTGAAGTAACAATACCTTTGCTATCTACATCAAACTTTGTGTAAGTACCGGCAACTACGCCGCTAGTGGCTAATTCCAGTTCATTACTAGCTGATAATTGAACTTCGCCGCTTAACTTAATTCCACCAAGCACGCCGGCACTTGCCGCGTTGAGACTGACAGTACCAGAACTGACAGATAATCCAGAACCAATCCGAACACCGCCAATCGCAGCAGTCGTTGCAACCGGTAAATCAGCCGCTAGAAGTGCGCGAGCAGATGTAATATGTCCCTGATTGTCAAAAACGATATAACCAAAGTTAGAACCCGCAACCGTGTTGCTATGGCTAATAGCACCAGACGCGATGGTGAGGCCTGCGCCAGCAGGCACAAAAACAGCGCCGGCAGCAGCCGTGGTGCCAAGCGGTAGATCCGCTGCAACTATTGCACGCGCTGTAGGAACAGCAGCTGCTGCGCCAGATGACGGTCCAGCAAGAACGGTATTAGGGTTAAAAACCTCTAACTTGCTAACGGCAATGCCGGCGTTAGCATCAACATTGGCGTCTAAAATGCCGGTAGCTGGAATCAATCCGCCGCCGGTTAATTTTGCGGCAGTGATTGAGGCGTCTTTAATATCTGCCGCACCAATTGAAGCGGCTTCAATGTGAATTTTGCCTAATAGCGTTTGAGATCCTGAAATGACGTTGGCGCCAATTTTGTCTGCTGTAGCGGCATTCGTAGCAAGTTTCGCAGTTGTGATTTCGCTATTTCCAATATCGGCTGCGCCGATTGAACCCGCAAGAACATGAATCTTGGCGCCTGCACCAAACGGTATTGCTGAGCCGTGGACAGTTCCGCCACTGATGCTGCCTGCATCAACTGCATCATCAGCAAGTTCTACGGAAGTGACACTATTCGCTGCTAATTCAGCAGCAGTAATGCTATTGGCAATAATTTTGCTGCCGTCAATTACACCAGCTCCAAGCAGGTTCAAGCCGGCTTCTACAAGCTCGTCAGGTTCAATCTTTTTGTCTTCGCCTGCTGATACGTCAACAATCAACAGCACATCGTCAGTCGATACGGATCCAGCAACGATTGGGTTTAGATCCGTTACCTTGAGGTCAGCCATGTTGCAAACAGTGTGATGGAGTCAGTTTAGGGCGACTGCAGTGCCACATTGCCACTGTTGTTTTGTTGAACGATAGTGCCACCCGTCTGGTTAAGAACCAGACTGGGTACAACCTCAGATAGAAGTGCCAGCTGACCGGTTGTGACAAAGTTAATCCGGCTACGGACAGGCTCATCAGCATTAAATGCTACGCCGACATCTGTGATGATACCGGTCAAGTCGTAAAAAATCTGTTCGCTGCTTGGTGCGGGCACCCCTGCCGTGTAAGGCTTTGTAAGGCGAGTCTTAAGGTAAAATCGGGCTCGAAAACTGGCACCAAGATCTTGACGCAGCACCAACTGGTGCAGATAATTGCTAAGTTCGTTGTTGTAACCGTTAATATTTCGGTTCTCCGTAGCATAAGCCTCGTAATTCCAGAAGGCAGTACAGCTACCAGAGCCTGTGATCATGGTGCTGATGCGTTGACGGAATACCTCGCCAAGACTGGTGACATCTGCTGTTTCACGGTTTGTATTTAACTCGTAGTCAATGACTTCTCCCAAAATATGACGGTCGTTGTTCTTGAGTTGGATCTGGATCGGATATGCAGAAGCAGGTGCAGCTAGTGTCGCGGCATTTGCGGTTCCACCTTCTAATGCCAAGTTCCAGCTTGCATATAAACGAACGCCATTTGCGGCATCAACATTGACGTACCATTGTCCCTGAGGCGACTGGGTGCCGCTTGGAAAACTTGCGGCGGCAATAAAGTCAAGATTGCTGGTGCTAATTGCGCCCGCTGCTGTCATGCGGGTGATTTGTAGCAGATCGCCTGTCATAAAGCGGTTGCTGCCAAAATCAAAACTAAATCTTTTTGCCGAGACATTTACATCTGCGGGATCTAGCGTGCTATCTAAGTGATTTTGTTCGCTGGTGCGCGTTAACTCAATAATGCCGTGCGCTCCAAGATAAACCGCCATGATTATGAACCCATCGTTGCCTTCGTCAAAGCACCAGATGCCGTGAATGCGATTGAAGATGTAACCAAACCGCCTACAACACAGCTAATTGAAACCGATGTCACCACGCATTGAAATTCCACTTCGCGATTGGTTGTGCCAGCAAGTCGCAATAGGATTGTATGAGTTGCCGCACTATTTGGGGCGCTAATGCGAATTACGTCCTCATATAATGCGCCTCCGTCTACAGCATTGGCACTTGAGACATAGTAATAAGCTGTTGCGGTGCCGGCAAATGTTTGGATGCCGGGGACAAACTGACGCGCAAAATCACCGAGGCTAGTAGTTTCTAGCGTCGTAGTCTCAGCGGTAAAAGTCCACTCGCTGAGTTTGGCGATCTGCGTGCCATCCACCCGCAGGCTGCCATCAATACCAGTGAAGTGCTTAGCCATAACGGCAGTTTAGCTCAGCTGTAAACGGCGATCAGGCTGACGGAGACGTTATAGATCCCAGCCTTTACCGATTCTATGGTAGGCGGTCCTGTGTAACGCCATCTGTTTGTGCCGAAAGTAAAGGCAGTAGTCATCCCGGCAAAGATTGCAGCCGGTAGTGTAAAAGACTGAAAGTTGCCTTGGACACTGGTGTAATGGGTATTAAAAGCCAGTGCATGAGCTTCCGAGATGTTGGCATAAGCAAGCGAAAGCCCGTGATTAGTGGCGACAGCGCCATACAACACACGGACTTCTGCGCCGCTAGCCATGTTGAAACTGGATTGCCCGAATGAGCCGGGAGTCCATGTGCGGGCAGTAGGGTTGAGAGTAGGGTAGCTCATGTCACTACCTTAAACGTGTTACCGAAAACCACACTAGAGAGATCGGTCGGCATGTGGATTGCCTGCACTTGCACGGTGCCGTTAGATTGGTACACGGACGATATAATTTGATATTGCTCTGTATTTGTATAAGTTTTGCCTAGGTTTGTCGTGACCGACAAGTTGAATCTAAATAGACGCCCTGGCGAAAGGTTAATTCGACCCAGGAATGTCGTAAAACTAACCGTATGTGTTTGTTTGATGCGTGTGGCTAACACGTAACGGGCATAGGTCACTGCATGATTTTCAGTTGTGCAAAAATTTGATAGGTCGTAATAGATTACATTGGAACCCGTATAGCCGGCTGGAGCGACCGTAACTGTACGATCTTCACCTAACATATTTTGTTCTTGAATACGATACGTGATATTAACAAACGCCTCTTCCCGATCCTGTAAAGTCTTGTACTCAACTGAATAAGAATCAGCAATAATATCATCCAAGGTTAGGACTTGTGTGGCTGCAGCAGAAGATGTTCCTAACGACGAATCTTCAGTGACAATGGTAAATGCGTATTTACCTTGGTTCATGCCAAAGCGGAGTAGAAAATACTCGGCATAAGCAGCAATAAATTCAAAAGCTCCGGTTTTTTCGGTGATCACACCATCAAAAAATAACCCCTTAGCGCGAGTGAACTTAATTGCTTTTATAAAGGATGCTGTGTCGATTGCTGAAGCAGGAATCGAGCCACTGGCACCTGGGAAAGTCGTTAACAAGTAATTTGATAATTCCGGGAACATATTTGTTGCACCAGTCCCTCCGGTTTCAATTAAATTGATTGGTGCGCCATCGTTGTAATATAAAGAAAGCTGCGCAGCTGTACTCAAACCCTTAAAGCCGCGTAAATTTAATACGGCCACAGCCATGTACGGGTATTTAGCTGAATCTTGCATAACCTCGTTAATATAACTAATGCCAACGGTATAATTTTGAATATTATCTGCTAAGTTCATGCGAGTTACAAAAGTAGTAACATCCCCATTGAAAGTTAGTTTAAACCCATCAAGCAGATCTACATGTCTTATAGGCGTATTACGACTATATATTATAGGGTGTGCGCTAATGCTTTGCTTATTATAAGCAAAATTACCAAAGCCTAAAGTTTGACCCATATTTTTTAAATATTGTCTTTCAAAATCATCAGGATGAATTGGCACAAGTTTAAAGTTAACAGCACTTAGTGAGGGATGCTGTATTTTTATGTTGGAAAACATTACAGCCTCGCTTGTGGTGACAATCACTAATGGCTTATCTGTAAGCAAACGCCACGAATTGGTGGAAGTATTCTCAACACTGCGCCAGTATATTTCAAATGCCATTTTGGGATTATTTATGTCACTAAGTATCCCCCGCAAATCAGGAAGAATACATGGATCGGGACTAGGTACAACAGCACCTATAGCGGTATTTTGATTTCGAGGGCGGTTTGCGCCAGTATACGGAACATATTGGGTGCCAATCTTAGAAACAAAGTTTGAGTCCTGTGAAGTATTAAAGAGTGTTGGTCGCTGATTAGCATTTAAAGGTCGATAGAAACGTTTGCCGTTAGCATAGTCGCGTTGATGTATATTAAGAGTAGTATTATACAGGGTTGAATTACTGCTGAAGCCAGAAGCAGCAATGGCTGCCATATATTCGACAGGACTCAAAATCTTAACAACAACGGGAGTCGTCGGGTAATTATTGACCCACACGCTGCCCGGCGGCGCTGGATCGACAGGATCTTGCGCCCCTGGTTTAATAGCCAATGAGATAGCTAGCCCGATTTCTGTAACTTCGCAGCTGCGTGTATTTGAAACGAAAGCTGTTCTGGTGCGTAGACTAAAAGGAGTAATACCAGGGGCAGGTGGACCTACATTGCATTCACTTTCTTCGCAATCTAGCTCCTCGTTGTCCAGACCAAATGTTTCGTTGCTGCCAATAGTTTGAGAAAATGCACGAACTTCGCTTTTATTTATCGTTCCCGTTAAGTGTTCATTGTTTGATGATAGTTCAATATATGATTTGAAAAGACCGTGACTTGTTGTATTAGATGCAGTCGGGTCATTGTTTGCCGTGGCTCCCGTGGTCGTAGAAAATGAAAAGAAGCAACTCAAATCTTTATCAATAATTTTGCTACCTAACCGGATGCCGGTTAACGATGGCGATCCAAGGCCTAATCCTCCTTCGCCAATAATGTATGCTGCGCGAAGCCATTCGTGACCGCCTGCGCTATGCATACGTTGATAAATAGCATTTGGTGTGACAACGATGCCGCCGGAGGTATTTGTGCGCCGGCCAAAGAGAATAGGAATTGTTTCTCCTATACCGGCAACGTTCTGTGCTACGCCTAAGGCATAGGTGCTGATTTTCTTGGTAGGGCTGGCTGGCTGAGCTTGTGCTTGTGCTTTTTCAGGTTTTTGATATTCCTTAGAAAGCCATACACCGGCGCCACCAAGGAAGCTGGTATGAGCCAACCCGGCATGACCACCTGGCGTCTGAGGTCCTAAATATCCGGCGTGATAGGCAGTTAGCGGAGAATGAAAATATTCATATATTTTTCCATCTTGAATGACGGGGGTGCCGGGGCTATATACTTGACCATTCCGTGCGCGAAAGTTTGCACTACCCGTTATCAGTACTCCCCCAGACTGATTCAAAAGCATCGCTCACCTCCCTGCCACAGGCAATTTACCTGCGTTTGCATTAGTCAATACTCTAAATGGAACCGTGCCGGGAAGCTGTAGCCCGGCAGTTACAGGACGCAATGGTGAACTAACTATAAGCCCCACACTGTTCAGGTTAAAAGTTGCGTCTGTTACACGACCGGTGTACTGCCAAAATACTGTAGAAGGACTACGGCCATTTATTGTCACCGTGCTTCCTTTTACAATAAGACTTTCTATATCGCTTTGTTGAATCGTTCCAATCGGCAAAGTGATACTTACCTCATCGGCATCACTGGCTGCATTATCTGAATAACTATTAACTTGAAATGCCAGAAAATCTGCAGCCGAGGCATTAAAATTTTGTACTGATAGCGAAAGGCTAGCAATAGTCAAGGTTTGAAAGTAAACGGTGGTAGTCATAAGCCCATGTTCCGGCGTGCGGCGTAACTACGGCTTACGCCTCTCATCATATTTGCCTGACTTGCATTGACGGCTGCCGCCATTCCCATTTGCATGTCGGCTAGTGTCACATAATTTTGATTGTTCATCTGCACGACAGGACCGGTCGTGATATTAATAGAAGCACCGGCTCCTCCGCCATAGTAGGCGTTTTGTTGATTGCTGTAGTTAGAGGTGCTGCTAAGGCCGCCAGATGCGCCTGCCTCAGATATTACTGCTTCGCCTCGGACACCAGAAGAATACCGCCTCATGGCTGCATCCATTTTGCTGGCAGGGATGACATACTCTGGCTGTCCACCCTCGCCAATCACCGCATTAGTGGGGCGAGTAACATAACCTCCTACGGCATAGAATTTGTTTTTGGGCATTAAACCCGCGTCTTGAAGCTCTCTATCTGAGATATTATATTTAGCTGCTTTTTGCGTACCCTTAAACATTTCTCTGTATTTAGTTTCCGCTTCTGCTCTCTTTTTGTTATATATAGTATTAGCAATAGATCCCGCAGCCTCAGCTGAAAATGTACCACTGATGCCTTGACTAGCTAATGATTTGGCAAGCTGCGCAACACTGTAGCGTCCGTAATCATCCATTAATCCATGACTTACAATTGATACACCACCAGTCCCCGAGCCAGAATTGAGCCCGGAACCAGAATCGACCCCGGAGCCGCTCTTACCAACTGCTTGGGCACGGTTAAAAGCAGCCTGTTCGACCGTCATTTGACGGATAGCGTCGGCTCCCATCAAGTTGTATTGGGCGATTTGTTTGGCGGCGTTTACGCCTTCATACGCCAGCTGGACGGCCTGCTTTTGAAGTTCAACAGCAGCGTAATCTGCTGCGTATGCTTCACCTTTTGCCGCTCTTCGAGCGAGGTCAGCTTGAGCTTCTTTGAGTTTGATATCACTACTGATAGCAGCAAGCTCAGCTTTTCTTTGTTCTTGCTGTACCTGTAAAACTGTTTGTTGGTAAATCAGTTG